TCATTAACNNNATTTTCGTTATGGTATTTGATACTAGCCATTTCCTTGTCAAACGTTTTTTGCTCACGTTCAAACAAATCCTTGCGACCAGACTGCCACCCCTTAAGCATACCGCCCATTGCATTGAGGGAATTGATAGCCGATAACTTACCGGATCCGCCCAAAGCCACGCCCATTGTTGCAATCATGCTGAATAAACCGCCTAGATCCATTCCCGTATCTTGAGTAGGATTAAATCTTGGCTCGGGTTTCATTTCCGATTCGACTTGTGCGTACTTTTCTTTTGCGGCACCGGCATCGGCTTCCAAAACCTTTTTCTTTTCGGTTAAGTTTGCCGTTTTGGTTAAATCTTCCGCCTCAAGTTTGGCTTGATTGGCGGCACGATCCGCCGCTAGTTCCTGTTGAAAGTATTTCGGCATCTTGCCGATATTCAAATTCAATGGATCGGCTAGTTTGTTGTCTGTTGGTACGGGTTGAGTATCAGCCATAATTAAACTGTCCTAGTTGCATTACCGCCAAATCCACCACCGCCACCGGCTAAAATACTAGCAAGATTGGTGTAAAAATTGGTTGTTGCCGTATTCAAAGTTTGATCCAATTGCAAACCGGTTTTAATCGCACCCACAGCATAGTTATCCCCGATTTGGAGGACTTGTAAACCGTAAGTGTATTGATTGTTTAACAAACCTTGGTAGATATTTGCCAAACTGTTTGCCGTTTGCTGACCACCAACACCACCCCGATTGGCTTGCTCTTGATTGAGTTTTGCTTTAGCGGCTTGATACGCTTGTTGGGATTGTGGGTTTAAGTTTCCGGCTTGAGCCTGTGAAATCAATTGAGTGCCTTGACTTTGAAACGGATTAGCAAGATCCTGTTGTTGTTGCACCGCACTATTGATTTGATTACCGGCAGTCCTCGCCTTACTTGCGCCAAACAAACCCAATCCACCGGCAAGAGCCAATTTTGCTAAATTGCCAGGATCCGTAACCGCTTTACCGGCTTTATCCAACCACGAAGGATCGGTTGATTTACTTGCCCCCGTTGCCCCTGATGCCGCTTGAGGCGTAGTTACGCCATTCAATGACGAATCGTTTGAAGGACTAATTGTGCTTGTTGCCGGTCCTGTTTGGGTTGCCGGATTTGCCCCATTAAACGAATAGGGTGTTGTTTGACCATACGAATTTAATAGTTCTGTGCCGGCATTTCCAATTGGGGAAACAGAAGGCGCAAAAGAACCATCACCAGGCGCATAACTCTTGCCTACATCAACCGGTACACCGGTATCGGATTGTGTGGGGGTAAATGTATTGTTTTGATTGACTACATCATACGTTGGAGAAACCGGATCAGGAGGGGTAAAGTCGTAAGAACCCGAATCTTCAAATTCAAGCAGTCCGGTATCGGGATTTTTTGTTCCTGATCCACCACGTTTTTTTAATAAGGCGGCTTCTTTTGGCGTAATGTGAGCCAAAACGGTATCTTTACCACGCCCTTTAGATCGTAGCAATTCCGCAATGGAGGCTAAATCTGCGCCTAGTGCTTTTTGTAGTTTCGTCATAATTAGATTCCCAATGCACCCCGTAAAGATTCCATATTCCAAACGTCTTGACGTTTATCATCCTTCAACATAGTTGGATCGGTTGCCGTAGCCGGATTATCACCCGAAGCACTACCTAATATAGTGGATGGTATAGAACTACTACCACTTTGGGAAGTGGGGCTATAAGATGATACTGACGAGGATTTTGGCAGTTTTAAGGATAAACCGGATGCAAGCATACCTCCGCCGCCTCCGCCGCCTCCGCCACCACTACCGCTACCGTCACCGGATCCATCACCTACGCCATTTCCAACGCCAGAACCTACACCGGTACCTGTCCCTGATCCTGTTCCTGTACCTACACCGGTACCGTCACCTGTTCCAACGCCACCTTTACCAATGCCTAGCAATTTGCTTAAATCGCCAATGTTGCCTAATGATCCATTCCCTTTACCGGATAATCCCGTTCCTCCGGCGGCAATACCGCCTCCGATAGAGCCTCCACCGGTTTCACCGGATCCTGGTGCGCCTCCACCTGGGCTTGTGGGGGATCCCCCACTACCAGAAGGCGATCCGCCACCGCCGCCGCCAACCGCACCCGTTATTGGATTGGTGTTTGTGCTTGTGGTCTTACCAGGGCTTTTAGTGCTTGCCGTTGACGTGCCGGTAGAATTTGCCGCATTGGTGCCTTCTTTTTTGGCGACATTATTGGTGGTTTGATCTACTTTTTGTTGGATCACTTCTTCAGCCGAGAATACTTGGTCAACCGGTATGTTTGAACTTGTGATCGTAGTTGCAATCTGCAATGGGCTTTGTCCGGCTTGTTGCGATTGATAAATAAATGCCGCCAATTGTTCCGGTGTAGCCGTAGATAAATCGCTTGGCACACTCATGGACAGTAATGCAAATCCGGTGTCGTTTGGACCGGATGAAGTACCAATAATTGATGTTCCGCCGCCGCTTGGTGTTCCGCCACCTAAAGCAATAATGGAATTGATGCTCGAAAGTTTTTGAGCAAAACTCATCTGGTCTGGATTAGCCGGTACCGGATCGGCAAATGCGCCGTTGATGTAATTCCAAATTGTATTGTTTCCGGTACTGAAATATGAACCATCTGGCATGGCAAGCCAATTACCCGTGTTGGCATTGATTTCTTGCTGAATGGCATTGTTTAACGCCGCATAATAAATGGAATTGTCTTGCATGGCGTTAGCTTGTTGATACGCCGTTTGCGTTATTGCAAGATTTTCCGGTGTTAATGCGGCAGTCATGGATGAACTTGGCGCATTTTTTACGTCAAATTGGGGGTTTGCCGATGCCGTTGCCGTTGTTGGGTCAAATGCAATGCTTGTACCACTTTGGGCATCCGGCGGCACGCTAATTTGGTACACATTGCCATCGGCAGTCATTACCGCCGCCATATTGGTAGCAGGATCAACTGTAAAGATTTGACCTTGTACCGTATTTGCGGGAGGTGTTTGAGCCGGTGCCGGTGTGTTGGGATCCGTTGTAATGGGGCTAGGATTTCCTGATAACCCCGCAACAATTGGTGCCGTTGCCGCTACTTCAGCACCGGAAATAGCGCCCTGTACCGCACCTTGACCAATGTTTCCACCCGTAGCCGCCGCACCCGTAGCACCCGCCGCCGCACCGCCCAATACATTACCGGCGGGGGCAAATCCGGTTACATCGGATACTGCACCACCAACATTTGATCCTACTAAACCCGTTCCAGCGCCAATTGCCGCCGATTCTAAAATTTTTTCTGGTGAGCCGCCTGTTACCGCAGAGTTAATAGCACCTTCTCCGGCGCCAATAGCGGCGCCTCCCGCCATCGTAGCGGCAGAAGTAGCCGCCGCAGTACCATCTAATACCGCACCGGCGGCAACCGCATCTCCTCCGGTAGTAACCAACGTACCCAATGCGGGGATTACTTCAGGCGCAACCACCGCAGTTACAACAACTGCCGCCATAATTGCGTAATCCATAATTTGAACAAAATCTCCACCTTTTCCACCACCACCTTTTCCACCACCACCACCGCCATACAAGCGGATTGGCATAAAAAATGGAGCCCAAAATTGAAATAACGTCATAATCGAATCTCCACCATTGTTGTGCGTTTTGCCACGCCAATTTTTCGGTATAACCGTTCAATAGAATCCGTAACGTATCCCTGAACACGATCCGCACCATAGGATTTTAATAATTCCATGAACTTTTCATAATATTTTTGATTGACCAATGCCCTGCCGCCAATACAAGTAACAAATGCTACATAAGATTTTGGGTAAGTAATAAACGATACAATTGCCGCACCATTTAAAACATCATCATCATTAACAAACGCAAACAATTTCCATTTTTCGTTCATTACGGCAGTTTTTAAATCTTCCAATGAAAATTCTGCATCGTGTTTTTTTAATGCTTTGGCAAAAAATGGCTCTACCCGTTCCCAAATAGGCTCGATAAATTTTGGGGGTACGGAATAAACTTCCATTACATGCCTTCTGCTTTTATCATTTCCGCCAATTTACCAATCGTTACGGCACCGGCAACCAATTTTAAATCCATGCCATTAACGGTAGGTTTTAAATTTTCAGGCTTTATTAAACCGGCTTGAGTGGCTTTTTGAACCAACATTTGATATACGGATGGATCTTTAATGGATTCTCTAGCCAATTTTCCAATTTGAATAACCGCATCGGGATCTATTTTATGTTGTTGCATGACTGCTTTAATTTGCTCTTTGGCTTTTTCTACCTCTGGCGTATTTGCAGGTTTACCTTTTTGCTTGAGTAATCCCATGACGTCTTTATCCAACGGTTTAGATTGTTGCGATGCAAAATTCGATTTTTCTTGGGGGGCGGGAATCATTATGTTAATCCTAAAGAACCGGCAATTTGTTGGTGAATACTTAAATGCGTACCAATCCAATCGTAGAATTGATCTTCTTTATTGAAGTCCACATCAAGCATATTAAATGGATTTTCTAAATTTAAATAGCTTGCTAACGACTGATGTTCGACTTGGTGAGCCAATAACCAATCGTCTAAATTCTCGATATTGGCATCCGTAATGGGGAATTTAGGGTATAAAAGCCCTTTATCCGCCATTGTTTCCCAAAATAATAGGTGTTGCGTGCCGTTTTCAAACAAAAACTCCCCCAATGATTCGGCATCACCGAATTTAACGATTGAAAGCATGTCCATATTCATTGGTAACTAATAAACATTATCATTTTTATTTAAAACCCAATTCCGAATCCGTTTATACAACCTAATGGGGTGAAACAACAATTGAATTATTGATAAAACGCATAAAACAATAACAGACCAAATAGCAATAAACCCTCCAACCACTAAGCCAAAAGCGGCAACCGTTTCCTTACAAGTGTTAAGCATTATTGCTTGGAAACTTTTTCATTAACCAATCCTCAATCATAAAAATTGCCCTAGATCCCATATGTCCAGAAACCCCAACCATTGCCGCAGTTATCAAGGGAGAAATTTCCGCACTTTGGCACAACCAGAACGTAATAACTCCGGCAAATGCGCTAGTAACAATTTCCCCAATGAACTCAACCATATTAAAAGCCCGAACGTACCCTTTTTGTAGCTTTCTCATAAAATTAACAACGCCGCCCAATACCGCTAGACTAAAAACCCACGCATACGTTAATGCACTAAACGATGTTGGGTCTTTATCAAAATTCATTTCATAGTTCTTTCTTCTTTTTTTTAAACCGCATAATAAGGAATTTTTACTGCCGTTCCGTTTAAATCAAACACAATAAATCCTTGAGGGGATAAAGGCAAACTTGCTGATCCAAATGTTGCGTTAGCCGTAACGTTAGCCGTATGGTTCAATGTACTGATATTCACGTTTCCCGTTGCAATTGTGACGTTTGGCAAGGTTAAATTGCCAAGCGATGATGTAGTACCGCCTAGCGTAACCACCGTATTGCCAATGGTTGTCGTACTGTTTGACAGTTGGGAATTGGCGATATTCCCCAATGTTCCGCCCAATGTAATGTTTCCGGTATTAGTGACCGTTCCGGTCAATGTAATGCCATTTACCGTTCCGTTTCCGGTAACGGAATTAACCGTACCGTTGCCAATACCCGTTACCCCGTTAATAGTGACATTGGATAAAGTAAGGTTTCCAATGTTTGAAGTAGCGCTACCCAATGTTACGATGGTATTGCCGATTGTTACTGAACTGTTGGAAAGCTGATTGTTGGCAACATTGGATAAAGTGCCGCCTAACGTAATGTTTCCTGAATTGGTAACGGTACCGGTTAAGGTGATACCGTTGACTGTGCCATTACCGGTTACTGACGTAACTGTGCCATTACTTCCAGATGCACCACCGGAAACGACCTTGAGGACCATGTTTAAACTCCATCGCCAGGTGTGATGTAAATCGTAGAAGTGCTAGATTGGGTAATTCCGGTGAAATACGCATTGGGTACAAATGTCAATATCTCGTCTGTACCTGGTAATAATGGAAACGCTTGACCGGTAGTGGTTACGTTTGCCGCATTGGTTGTCGCATTAGCCGCATCAATCCCGTACCCGAGAAATACCAATTGCGCCCCTGAGTTAATAATCCGGTATTGGTTTCCGCCTAACGTAGTGGAAACGCATTGCACCGGACTAGGTGCCGCAACACCCGCAATAAAAGTAACGGTATTACCCGTCTTTTGGAAAGCGTTAATTCCCATTTAAAACTCCCATTAAATCAGAAGTTGTTTTTGCATTTTCAATTTCTTGCCTTCCGTTTGTTAATATAGATAGCCAAGTTGCATCATCTAAAGTATTGTTTATTCCAGATAACGTATTCAATTGCCGTAATTTTGCTTCTTCAAGTGATTTAGCGTTAAATTTTTCCAAAGCTATTGTTTGCGCTTTTGAAAAGTTAATGACTATTTTGTTATCAACCAATTCCCACGCATAATAAAACTGTGCATTATCGCCTTGTGGAAGTTCAGAATCATCAATAATTAAAGATCCATTAGGGCAGTCTTTTGCCAAAACATCTTCAATGGGTATAAGCCCTGTTGGAACACAAATCGAAACAGAACCAATATCGTTTTTATATACAATGATTTTCATTTTATTCCTTAGTCAAATATCGCTATGTTTGCGTAAGCATTAGAGGCTAAAACACCGTCAATGCTAGCGGTTGCCTGAACCCGAACGCTAGTTGTGCCGTTGTCATAACTTCCAAGTGGAGTTACTAGGACTCTCTGCGAGGCTGTATTCAATCCAGCACACCCAACTACGCAAGAATTTTTGTCGGCAACCGCATTTGTTAAATTGATAGTCCAATCGCAAGTGGCATTTCGAGTAACGGAAGTTACATTAAAAGACTTATTAATTACTACGGTTGTTCCGTTGTCGTATAACTGAATCCATGCTTTTGCTATCGGGGATCCAATGTTCGAGTTTGTTCCACCTTCGGCTACCGTTAATGGTGCGGATAAACTTTGTAAAGTAGCGTTTTGAAGGGTTAAATTTCCAACGGTAGTAACCGTGTTTCCCAAACCAACGGTAGTATTTCCTAGCGTAACGGGGGTATTAAAGTTTGCATCCAAATTGGATAGCGGTATGCTCGTAGTAGCATTACCAAAGACATACGGGACACCTGACATTTTAGAACCTCACTCTCAACTCATGTTCAAATTCAAACGTATTAACCACAAATCCCGCAGAATTGGAATACTGTGTTAATCCTAAATACTTTCCCCATTGTTGAGCATCGGACTTGTATAACTCATATCCTACGCCGCCTATCCAAGATATTACAGTAGAACTACCATTTATCCAAGGGATCGTGTTGCCGGAATTATTGGTCCATAAGACGTAATTTCCCAACAAATAGGGGTTGCTAGATCCACTTTCTGAATCTACGGTTACATTTGCCTCAAAACCGGATACCGCAGTCACTTCAAGCGCAAATTTAAGGGCTTGTTTGGTTTTTATTGGATCTTTCATATCCATTAGTGCCGTTTGCACAATAGACGTAATTGGCGCAGTCGTATCGGAATACATTTGATACAAGTCGGTATCGGTGGTGCCAAACATGGTAATCGTGCCGCTAACCGGTACCGAAGTGGTGTATTTAAGAGCCGTACCCTGGTTAGTCAAAAACCATTTCTTTTCAAAAAATACGGCTTGAATGTAGCGATAACTTTTGGTGAATTTGGAATCAAAATACCGGAAATTAAATGCGGCGCACAAAATGTTATTTAAAAGCACTTGTCCGGCAGTCACTTCCTCCGTCACAAAGTCAATATGGGGAAACATGCCATCCAAAGGATCGGATATTTTGCTTGTGGTTGAGCCGACCAGAGCATAAATCCCGTAATTGTTCATAAACAAGACGGAACGGAAATACGGAAATATGGCGTATGCCAATTTGGAACCGACTGAAGCCGATACGTTGGTGTTGGTAAATAGCGTATTTCCGGTGGTTGTTACCCGAACATCGGAAAATACGTTAATCGAATCATCCCCAAAAATATAGAGAAAATTGTTGGCGGATAGCAACTGCTGAATCACGCCATGCAAAGTCGAATCCGTAATAGTGACTGCACCGGCGGAANCCCCCGCAAAATCGCTATATTCCCCCGCCGTTGAGTAGTAAACCGTTCTTCCTTGAGCAACCCACACACGCCCTGAAAAACTCGCCACGCCAACGTTTTGATCGGTTGCTACCATTCCTTGCAGTACGGCACCGTTGCCGCTACCACCACTTAGGGTTACTACTAGGTTGGCGGAATTGGTGTATCCCGAGCCAGGATTCGTCATAACCACTTGCGTTACGGTATTGCCGGAAATAATTGCAGTACCCGCCGCACCGGATCCACCGCCACCACTAAACGAAACCACGGCATTGCCTGGTGTGGTGTAGTTTTGACCGCCAGAGATAACATTGACCGAAACGGTACCGGTTGCAAATGTGGTAATTCCGGCTACTGCTTGAGCCCCCGTACCTCCGCCACCGCTAAAGGTTACGGTTAAATTTGCCCCGTTGGTGTAACCGGATCCGGCATTTACCAAACTCACAAACCCGACATTGGCACCGCCGCTAGTCAATGAGCAAGTAGCATTAGCCTGTACGCCGCCCACTTGGTCCGGTCCTGAAATTGTGACGGTTGGCGCAGTTGTGTAACCAGAACCAGGGTTTGTAATGGCAATTACCCCAACGCTACCAATTGTTACAACGTTGTTTCCATCCCATGAAAATAGTCCTTTTGAGGGATCTAAAATCATTAGCCTGTCGTTGTACCATTGTGTCGTGTTGATACCAACATTGGATAATGAACCGGCTACCGCTACATTGCCCTGAAACTTGGTTTGGATGCAATACGACTTAACGGACCCATCGTCAAGAAAAAACACAATGTAATCGTTTACGCCGAGATTTGCCGCAGTCAAATAGATAATCTCCGAAGGCATCACCACCGGATTATTATTGTTGTCTAGTACATGCGTACTATTTGGAATAACCTTGATATTGCCAAAGCCAATCGGTTGAGCATTTTCAATCCATGAAAACTCATCTTCCTCAATTGCAGTACGATCCGCCTTAGTGTTAAGCCCTTTAAATTGCTTAACAACCTTATATTCCTTTTTTTGTTCAGCCGCCGCCATATTAACTAGGGCTCGAGTAAACGCTAGGTATTCTACGAGTAAATGTCGTATTGACTACTGAACTAGCGTGTTTGACGTATTCCTGTTTATAAATCTCTGCTTCGCCATAACTTTGCTCATAATACTTGGCAAGGTAGGCGGCATAGAACTCCACCGGCGTAGTGTAGGGATCCACAATCGTATCAACCGCATTGGGCGTGTTCAATGACAATGGCAAAGGCAAAATAATGCAATCCACCTCTATTTGGTAAACCTGATCCGGCACCGGCCCTAAATAAATTTGTCCTTGACCGTAAATGCTAAACGCCAACGGTCTGCCAATGTAATTCTGCCAAAAGCGCAAACGGGCATTAAAGTCTGTCCACGGCAAATAATTCAACGGTACCCGAGTATTACCCCAATACAGATTGATATTGAGAATATCTAATATGGTTGCGCCGCTACTTGGGGATAAAGGGCTTGATCCCATCAATTGCGTTAAGGCGGCATACGAAACATTCTCGCAATTGCCGACATATTGAATCATTGCGCCACCATCTGCAAACGGCGTGGATGGCGGGTAATTTGTGTAGTTGTTTGTCTGATTAGCCGGATAAGGGGGTGCAGTAGATCCGCTAGTCCCGCCACTTATGACTTGATAGATAAAGATATTGCTAAAAATAAATTGGTTGGTAGTCCAAACCGTATTTGCAGTCCATTGCACCGGATTGGATGGTGTAATGCCTCCAACGGTTGCGCTAGGCGGAACCTGGCAAGGTGTTTGAGCAACAATTACCTCACGCAACGCACCCGTATCCCTAACTGCTCTTTCCCTAGCGGAATTGATGTAATCCGTTAATTGGGAATCGCTATAAAAGTTGGCATTGGCATCGTGAAGTAATCTCCGCACTCCCGTAATATAAGTCGAAAGAGTTGACATTTACTTTCCATGTTTAGGCTACCGCCTGAAGGATCTTTCCCCCGCCCTTCTTTGCAGATGGGAGGGGTACTCTTTCCACCAACGGGGATAACGATTGGTTCTTTTTTGGGGGCTCAGTAGATATTTCCCATTGGTCTAGGATAGCAATACCATCCTCAAGATCATTTTTGGAAGTAATCCATCCTAACCTCGCTAAATACATTTCTTTATTCGGATCGCCGTAACCAAAAATATGCTTGGCAACATTCTCCGGTATTTCTACCGTTTCGCCTTTTTTAAACTCATAAAACACGCCGGCATAGCCATCGGTTAATTTCTTGTCGGAATGATTGGTTACATAGATCGTCATATTAAAAACTCACAACATCACCGTAAACATCAATGTTAGCCGTATTGGTGTTGCCGCTACCGGTTGTTACATTGACATACAAGGCAGAAGTTATGCTACCAACAACGGGTACCGCCGCTAGGTATGGTGCCGCAATAGTCAAATCGGTAAATTTGTTTGTACCGTTTAACTGCGTTAGTGCCACGTTAGCAACAACAAGGTTGGATCCGGCGGCATCTGTTGATATGGTTACATACGCACCAGACACATCACCGGAAGGATTGTTTACCGTAATTCTGCGAATAATAACACCGCCGGAATTGCTTAACCCCCCACTTAAAATCGGGAGGCTAACAACATTGGAACCTACGGTGTTAAACAGAACGTTGTTTGCTCTAGCAATTCTCCCGTTTCCGAAACTAGCAAGGGTAAAACGCCCTACCGATTGGGGATTAGCCATTGCAATTCTCCTTAACTGTTGAACGTACCAGAAACGGCTTGACCACCATTGACCGTAGCCAAAGTGATTGTTGCGTTTGTGGTTGCGTTAGCGGCAACGTTTACGCCATCCGAAATAATCACGCCACCGGTGTTTGCGGCTAACAGGGTTGACCATGTAGCGGCATTGGTGGAAGTGTTGTATGCGGAAACGGCTGAAATGCTGACGTTAGCAGAAGGGAATAACAGGTAAGTACCCGCCGGAATCACATTACCCGCCGTTGTTGCCGACAAAGTAACGAGTTGCCAATACGCACCAGGCGTATTCGTGCTAGTACCTGAAATCAGGATTTTATTTAGTCCGAGTGACATAGTTATTTCTCCTTAGATCGAAATAGAGTTATAACCAGATACACGGGTCATAGATTTAGGTTTAACGCTTACCAATTCGGCAATCATCAAAACTGCACCTACATAACCAATCTGCCAATTCGGTAAAGTGCTTTCAAATCCGGTAAACACAAACGATCCTTGATCGTGTATGTACAGGCTCAAATAATTTGAGTTAATGAAATAAACAGTACCTTCAGGGCAATACGGGTCTGGATAAATAGGAACTCCGGCAACCATCAATGCTCTAAATGCGGCTTGAGGACCGTTGGAATCACCATCAAAACCGTGTCCTGGGGTAATTACATATTGCTCTTGACCAACGTAATCCTGTGCCAAAAGTGTCCATGTACCGAAACCGCAAACGCCAAAAGTAGGAACTTCTGCGCCATTCTTAACGGTACCGGAAATGTACTGAAGAATGTTTTGACGGGTTGGATTGACGTTACCGGCACTATAAACCTTTGACTTCCACCATGCGTAGGTAGAACGGTTGATATTGCCGTAGGTAGCCATATTGGTACCATCGTCAATCGCACCAGGCAAGCCGATAAATTGTTGCGTATTCGTGTAGTTGTTATACAAAGCCGTAGCCATTGCATCCATCATCACGTTAGTCGCATCATTCATACGGGCTTCAATCAACGGAATAATTGCGTAATCTTGTTGTACTGCACCTTCCATACCTAAAAACGGTACGGGGGCAATCATCAACTTTAGATTAAATTCCGCATTGAAAGCGCCTTGCTGAACTGAAGGCTGATTAAATGATCCAGAATAATCGGACCATTGGGCGTTCACAAACTGTGCGCCTTGGACCGGTACTGTCACTTGGGATACACCACCTGATGCTTGTTGACTGTTAGCAATCAACGCCGCCATCAAGGGCGTGCTATTGTACAACTGTACGACCAACTTAGGGATAAATGCTCTACGGGTAACGTAGGTCAACTCATTGTATTGTGATGAGCCCGAAGCCGGTACTATTCCGCCACCTATCGGCATAATAATACTCCACTAAAAAGTAAATATCCCCTATTCACCACGTTAAATCCCAATCGGTCTGCGATTAGTACGCAATTCCGAAAGTGCTTTTGCCGCCTCATCCCTAGCACCCATTTGCGGATTTTTCCAATACTTAGAAAGGTCAAATTTGCTAATGGCGCTTGGGTTATACCCCATCGGGGTAGGTGTTGCGGCTTGTTTCATCCAATCAAAGTATTCTGCGGCAGTTTCGTGATTTGTCATACCCTTGTCAAGCATGAGTTTTTCAATCTCCGCTACTTCCTCCGCCGATCTACCTAGCTTGGCTCTGCGTTTTTCCAATTCGCTAACGGCATCCCGTTCACGCAATTTTGCCTCGAGTGCTTGTACACGATTTTCTGCGGCAGAGATTTTGGTATTGGTATTGTCCTCAATATCCAACTCCGGCACCGATAAATCGGGGCGCACTTTTTTGGTTAAACGCAAAAATTCCTTGCGAGTAGCCGGATTGTCCGATAACTGCTTGGACAACATGGCTAGTTCGTCACGTTGTTCTAAACTCAAATCTTCTAAAGACATTTTTATCCCCTATCCAATTAGATGATTTTTTTGGTATCGCCTGGTTTGCTTAAATTCATGGTGTTTTTAAAACCACCTTTAGCACCAGAGTTTAAACCGCCAAATTCAGAATATCGGGGGGTATTGATAACTTGCCCGTTCTTTTGATTATTGTCGGTTGGTCTGCGGGGGGAGGCTGCGCCTCTTGGTTTAAATAAGTCCATTTTGATTCCTTACATTGGTGGAGGAGGAGGCATACCGCCAGGTGCGCCGCCAGATGGGGGAGGAGGCATACCGCCACCGCCGCCAGGAGGAGGATTTCCACCAGGGGACATACCAGGGATTAACGGTGCTTGTTGCATTGCTTTGCCTTCAGGGGTAGCACCACCCGCTTGTGGCAAGGTTTGTAGCATTTGCATGATTTCGGTTGGTTGCAATTCGTTCACTTTGCCTTTTTTGGCACCGATTACTCCGGTCATTGTGCGAATTGCCGATAATACTTTTTGACCTTCTTCAGATTCACTTCCTAAAGCCGGTAAAGATTGTTCTAGCAAGTCCATTGCCATTGATATGTTAATCATGGCGGCTTCACGGTTTCCCATCTTGGGTTCCGGCGTGGACATTGGGGATCCCATTGGGGGCGCTGATGTATCACTCATTCCCGTTGGTGCGCCGCCGCTAGGTGCGGGAGGTGTGCCGGATGGCGTAGCCCCGTCTTTCTGCGACTTTATCAACTGCATCAATTGGTCTGAAGGTACGCCCATAGTATTTCCCTATCAAGTTACTGCATATTGCAATACTAAACTATGAATTGTCAAGTGGGGGGTTTTTATTTTCTATTCCCTCCCCCCTGCGGGAGGTTCATTTGGTCTAACCAAAATAATCCTTACGGATTACTTACGGCTTTTACGACCTTTGCGTGCTTTACGTGCCATGAGATTTCTCCAATTAGCAGAGCCACCTATTTTGAAATAGGGAAGGCAGCTACACCCTTTTTCCCGTGAAGGAAACCGATTACCGCCTAGACTTGCGGGATTTCTTGTGTGATTTACGCATGACGTTTCTCCGTTTACCTATCCCCTGATTGCCCTACCCAAATTGCGGGTTTTGGGACTTCTGCTCAAATTCTTGCTTCCAGAATTATTACGATACTCCAATTTTGGCATCCCGTTATCTTTTTTTAACGAGGCATCCGTTACCCTTGGTTGGTCTGCTTTCGAGGTAAACCGTTGCGCCATTATTTTTCTCCGTGTTCCTTCTTTTGCGGCTTTTCTTTTGGTCCTTGCCCTTGTGGGGGCTCGTCTTTTCCTTCTTTTTCCCGTTTCTTCAATTTTTCTTTTAATAATTGCTTCATCGGTGGCTCTAGCATATCAAGTAGTGATTCTTTGTCAATAGCTTGGGCTTTAAATAAATTAAACGCCAATTGTTTCAAATCTTCCGTAAATATCGGACTATTTGAGTGTGCATCCACTTTAACCACAAAATCTTTTGTGAATTGCTCGGCAATAAACGATTTTCCATCTACTGTCTTGAAATGGGTATCGTCATAGGCTTGCATTAGCTTTAAATACAAGGTTGCGACTTTTTCAAGGCTATCTTCAATAATCAATGCCCGTTTTTTGGCTCTGCTCGAGCCTAATCGAGCCAATTGGCTTGCATGACCGGCAGAACGAACACCGGATTCGCCTTTTCCTTGTAATACGTTGCCAATACCCGATACTTCCTCAAACATGGCACTAATTTCGTGTACCACTTCAAACAAATTAGCCGGCATCTCTGGCGCAAGTCTATCCGCCTTCGCATTTGGCATATCAGACGATAACAGTCCTCCGGCACGATTTAATGCAAAATTCTTTTCATCCAAAATGCCGGTAAAGCCGGTCAATGCCGTTGGAGGGCTAACTTGTTTCGCTAGAAGGTCTAAAATTTCTACCCACCTAGCGTTTAACAGTTGTTGCAGTTGAACGAGTTTTTGCGTTTCGCTTGCACCCCAAAAATAATTGGGTAATGGGTTCGGGCATAGCTGAATAAACGGGCTTTCACCCTTTAAAAATAAGGATTCGCCTGGTCTGTCGTAAATAATTACATCGGGTGCCGCCATTGTGACTACTTGGTAATCTTCGGTTTCGTCATTCCATAACCAAAGTTCAGTCATTTCAACGGTATCTTCAGCCACTTCAGGCATGTAGCGATTGATTCCGGATAGATCCATGTTCACATTCCCGTACATCGTGGGATTGGATTGGCTCATTACAATACGATCAACTCCATTGGGTGTATCGGCTTCATTACTCTTTTTGTTTGCCGTTAGCCGCTTAACAATTTCCTCACGCCTTGGATGCGAATACAGTCTTGCATACAGTTCCGATTTGGTGATGTAGTAGGTTTGCGTTAGGGCTTCTTGCCTATCCGTATAGGGTATATCTTCTCGTAGCACCCCGATACTGCCAGGTTCCACCATGAATGGGTTAATACCCTTGTTGTAAACCAATTTAACGAAGGTTGAGTTGTACACCAATGACCACGTTAATGCCGTTGAGAAAACCTGATCCGCATTAGAGTTAAGCCACTCATCATTTAGGGCTTGTGTAAGTACGGGGGTTTTGCTTTGCTCTTGCTCGTTGACGGATGCGCCTAGCGCAATGGAAAACCGTGTAGTTTCGGATGAATACAAAAAGCTAGTCAGTTGATCTAAATGCGGATTGATTTTATTGAAGTAGGCGGGAGGTGCTTCAGGGTTATCGCCAAACAAATAAAAGGATCTTAGAATCGTGTAATCGCCCTTACGGATTTCCTTGGACACTAAGCATTTCTGAATAATGTCCAGATAGAAGTTTTCCCGATCTGCGTGACCTTTAGGTATTCTCATTTTTTAATCTGTAAATTTTGTGGATCTGCTAATGTACCACCGGCAAGGGGATTTGGTCCCTTTCTAATTCCGGCTTGGCTTGGCGCAAATACGGTTGCCTCCGCCTCTTTTCCTAGTGACGGTCCTACCGGTTGATTAAACCTACCGGCTAAGATTGACTGCATGTTCATGCCGTTCATGCCCCCGCCCCAGATGGCGTTGTCCCCCGCCCTTGGTTCGACTTGCGGCGGCGGGGTTTGTACTTTAATTTTGTCTTTGTTGACACCTCTTTTGCGGGTGGCAAACTTTTCTGCGTGGGCGTATTCTTTTTCGGTGAACTTGTTTTTCTTGGTGAGGAAACCTTCTTGGTGTTCACCTTCTCTTGTGGTCTTAATGTCGGACATTCCAAACTCGATAGCGAGTTGCTTGGTTGTTTTGTCGGTTCTTTTTGTCTTGTCACTAACAAGGCTAGGTGCTTGCAAAAAGACGATAAAAACTTCCTCATGGCAATCTTTCATCGGACATTGTGGTTTACGGCTTTCAAAATATCCGTGTTTCGGACATTTGTAATCGTTGACTACTGACATATTTATCCCCTTTTCAACTGTTCGTCAAGTGTTGTTTTGCCATAATCGTATTTAGGCTTAACACCCACGCTAATCTTAATCTCTCCATTAACCAATTGCAAGCGGGTAGTTTTTTGCAAAACGGGTTTGGCTTCCTTGCGGTATTCCACAAACCGGCTTGCATCCCGATTCTGCATGATCGCCACCTCCCCATTGCACCATGCGGTATAGGCTTTGCTTACCCGCCGTTGCATGTATTCGGTTAAGGGCTCGGTTTCGTAATCGAACACATCGAGCAAATGCTTACGGCTAACCCCCGCCAATTCTGCAAACAAGGTGTGCGAAATCCCCCTATTGGGATCCGCCAAAAAGCGTTTCATAATCTTTTTCAATTGGTGCTTTGGGTGAATCATTTGCCGTACACCCCGATCATTTTCAGATAATCACTAACATTTCTGCCTACGGTCAATTGCTCTGGCGTAAATTCATCCTGTACCCTAGACATTTTTTTGGTCAACTTTAAGGCAATCAAACGTGGTTGCACTTGCTCGGCAAAAGCGGCGCACGCTAGGGCGCAAGCAATTACCCGATCATCCTTGTTTCTGCCGGAAGCCTCAATGGACCCGTTGTCCCGTACTGTGGTTTTCATTTCCTCAATCGTGTCCATATCCCAAATGTCGAGCATCCCACGTTCAAAAAAATCCTTCATGTAGGTGAGCATCCTTTCTTTGGTGGCGCTTGTGGTGAGCCACCCAATCGAATTGCTGATGCCACTCATGGTATCGTTGCGCCGCCAGATGTAGTTTTGCATGTTGCCGTACACATCCATGAGGTCCTTACCCAATGCGCTACCCATTGCGGCGGCTTGGCGCTTGAGGTTCTTCAATTCATTGATGACGGCTTGACCTGGACCATTGACTTCAAGGTTTAGGGTGCTATTTTTGTAGGCACCGGCTAAATGGCAGATTACCCACGCAAATTGGTAGGTGTTCATTTCCGAAGTAGCAAAACTAGCCACTTGTTCCATCCCATCGGAATACACCCGCAATACTTGAATACAAAAGCGGTCAGCCCAATCACTAGACCCATAAGCGGGATCAGCACCGATAACGTAATAAGCGGTGTCAATAGGTTCCTCCCAAATCTTGAGTGATGCAAGCCTCTCGGTGGACTTGACCACCTCAGTATCTTGGAAGTTAACCCCAAACACATAGCGGTAGCAATCGTAGTCCACCTTCTTGAGTTTTTTAACGGCATCCGTACACCTCGCATTGGAAAAGAAGGATTGACCGGTCATTACAAAGGCGTAATCCTCGGTTGGCGGAAACTCCTGATACATCAAACTATCATCTTTAATACCTTCGTGCAACTTCCAACGCCACCATGCGATTTGGCGGGTATTGATTTCAAAATTGTAGAGTTTTTTAATGTCCTTGACCCATTCCTTTTCCTCACCGGTGAGTTTGCCATCCCAATAAACTTTGTAGGTTTGACCGTTGGGATCCAATGAATACAATTCGTTGCGCCACCACCCGCAGAAAATGGCTCGTTGGGTACGGGCTCGTTTTGCAGTCGTGTACATATCGTGAAACATATTGAATCCTCGAGCCGTACTTTCAAACGTATAAAGCCGGTCTGGATTGGTTTCAGCCAATGAAGCGAGCAACGAAGCC